TTGAAACGAATGTAATATTCGGAATCGCCGACAAACAATTTGCGATTCAATTCCGCTTCCCAACGTTTAACCCACGGCAAAATCGTGTTGCGTTGGAACATTATTCCTTGTTCTTCTACGTTGGCACGTGTGGATGAATTTTCCATTGATCCCAAATATGCCAATGGTAAACGGAAAAAACGTGCGATATCTTCAACGCCGAATTTGCGCGTTGATATGAATTGCGATTCTTGTGGACTGATGGACATTTTTTCGACCTTCATTCCCTCTTCCAAAATCGCGGTTTTGTGGGCGTTATCCAAGCCCGCGTTGCGTTGTTGCCACGAACGGATCAAACGTTTGTAAGCTTCATCGCTAAGGCGTCCCGGATGGGTTAAAACCGCCGATACGTTTGCACCGTTACCAAAAAACGAACCACCGAATTGGTCGGCCGCTAATCCAAGGCCGATTGATTCACGTGCGGATTCAATGACCGATTTTCCAACCACACCGTCGAATCCCAATCCAACCAAATGGATCATTTCGGAATCATCGAACGTTTCTTTTTCGTCTACGGTGTAGAATTTTTCGTCTTTATAAACTTTGACTTGAACGCGGTTTGCCGGGATCGGAATCAATTGTAATGGGTTTCCGGCCGCGTCGCGTTTGATTGCGATGAACGCGTTGCCGTGCAAACACAAATTCGCTTGACACGTTTCGCGGAATGTGAAATCCGTCATCATCGCATTTGGATGATGAATCAATTTGTTGATCGGGTGTGCGCTTGCATCTTGAACGATGCCGTCGGAATTCGTTTGTTTAACGTTCCACGGCAATGACGCCATTGTTTCGGAAATAACACGAACGGCACCAAAAACGGCTGACAATTGCATCGCGGTGTTTTCCGTGACGGCAATGCCCGTTTTTGATTCGTTGTCGCTGAACATCCATTCGGCCGGGTTGGCCAATGATGTTGATGGGCGGTTCGGATTGGAACGAAATGCGCCCAAAATGCGCCCGAATAAATTTTGATTTTCGGCCATTCGGTTGAAAATGATTGTACAATTCGGGGTGAATATACGTTATCATACGCAATGTTCAAAATTTAACATCACGATGTGAAAACAAACAAATTGATATTGAATAAAAAAGGGGACGTCACCACAACGTCCCCAACCAAACCAAACACCAATCGGAGCAGAACACTCCGTGGTTCTTTAAATGCTTTTATGAATTGCCGAATTTCGTTTCAAACGTTCGTTCAATGCTGAACGACTGAATGAAACGTATGTCGTGCATTCTTTCAATACGATTCCGGATGGTGTGATTGATTCCACCAAAAATTCTTTTCCCGTTCGCGTCATCTCTATGATGTCGCCGATTGATATGTCATCAACTGGTTCCATGTTCGTTTTGTAATGTACGGAATCTTTTGTTGTTGTTGTGTAAAACATAAACTAAAAATTTTGTTATTCACAATATATGAATAAATCAATTACAACCAACAGATTCACGATCGTTGAAAAACACATTGATCATTTCGCCTTGTAAAATGATTCGAACGATATATCCATCACCATTTTCCGCCATCCACGGCGTGAATCCGTTTTCAAACAACATCAATCCCAATTCACGTGCATCTTCTAATTTCATCATAACATTCGTATTCCTTGCGATTCATATGTCGATGATCCCGTCACATCTTTGTTTTCCATCGTGATCATTTCACCCAATGCCATCACCATTGCAATGATTCCGTCAATTTTGTCACCCGCTTTGGCCTTTGAAAATTTTATGTTTTCGGCATCGTCTTTTTTCGTGACTACATTGGCAACCATCCAACGCATCATTCCGTGACCACCGTGATGCAACAATCGTTTTTTCACCAATATTTCGGCGTTTTTAATTGGTGCCGTCATTGATATGAAACCTTGACCAAACGGATCCATTTCCAACCCGGCATCGGTTAATGATTGCACCAATGAATTGGAATTCCAACGGTCAAACGCAATCGATTTGATGTTGTATATTTCAGCGCATTCTTTGATCGTTCGTTCAATTACGGCGTAATCGGTTGAATTCCCTTCGGTGACAATCAATTCACCATTGGAAACAAACGTGTCATATGATCCGCCCGTTTGATTACGACGACGTTCAACGGCCGCTTCGGAAACAAACAATTTTGGAACGACCTTGATTGATCCGTCATCAAATGGGAAAATCAAAACGAACGCACAAACATCTTCGGTTGCCGCCAAATCAAGTCCAGCATAACAATCGCGGCCACGCAATTGATCCCACGGAATATCACCCGTTGATTTCATCCATTCATCGTCGGGAATCCATCCCGATAATGAATTCACCCATTGATTCAAATGCAATTGTCGGAATGCAATTTCAGCGGATGGCAATGATTTTGCCTCGCGTGACATTTTTTCAAAATATTCGGGTTTGATGGAAACGCCAAAATTGGGATTCGCTTTTTTCCAAACATCGGGATCGTGAATGTCGTCATCGGGTGCCGCTTCATATATGCACGGCAAAAATGTTTTGTCGTCAATCACACCGTCGCGCACTTTTTTCCCGTAATCATATAATTCGTAACACACGGAATTCGGATCAAACAACCCCGCCGTTGAAATACCAAACATCAACGGTTGTGAACGCGCACCCATTGATGTCGCCATGACATCCCACAACTCACGTGATTTGGCAGTGTGAACCTCGTCATATAAAACGCAAGATGCATTAGCCCCATGCAAAACACCCGCATCACTGGCGACGGCCTTCAAAAATGAATTGGTTCCATTCAATACGATTGAATTTCGGAATACTTTGCAACCGTTGGTCAATACCGCCTTGTTGCGAACCATTTGTTTACACACATCAAAAATGGCGTTCGCTTGATCGCGTGATGATGCGCAACAATAAATTTCCGCACCCGCTTCTTTTTCAACGAACAACATCGCCAATGCAACGGCTGCCAACAAATTCGATTTCCCGTTTTTTCGCGGAATCTGGACATACGATGTTCGGTATTGGCGTTGACCGTTGTCGTTCATCGTGCCAAACAATTGACCGATATAATCCTTTTGCCATTGTTCCAACAAAAATGGTTGGTTTGCCAAATCACCTTTGACGTGCGTGCAAACACGTTCAATGAAATTGATGATTCGGTTTGATTTTGTTTCGTCGTGGTGCATTTTAAAACATTGTCAATTGTGATTGGTGAACGCGTAATCGTTCGGCCGCGTTGTCAAAATATTCTTTGTCAATTTCAAAACCCGTCAAATCAAACCCGCGATTGTGACACGCCAACGCGATTGACCCCGAACCCAAATGTGTGTCTAATATTTTGTCGCCTTCTTTGGCGTAATTGTCCAAAAGCCATTCGTATAATTTCACGGGCTTTTGGGTTGGGTGTATTGTACCGCCTTCTTGTTGTAAAATCACTCTATTCGCGTAAAATATACGCGTTGCTTTTTGAAAAGAAGAAAACGCTAATTCACAATCGCTCATTGTTAAGCCGTGTTGCATTTTATCCCATACCACCCATCCTTTTGTTCCATTATTCAAATGTTCTACAAAATAATTTGCGCCCCATATTATTTGATTTTTTGACACACGAAACAACTGGTTAAAGTATTCTTTCGATGGAATTGATGAATCCCAATTTTTTCTTTTGTGTTCTTTTCTGTTGTATTTCGGATTTTTATTCACGCTTTTCTTTTGACCGTCAATTCCTAATCCATACGGCGGGTCAACAATCGCTAAATCAAATTGGTTGTCGTCCATCTGCTTCATTGCCTCAAGGCAATCCATGTTTTTCAAATCTATCATCCAATCAAGTCGTCAAGTGTTTCAATTTTATCTTGCATTTCAATTTTTGCGCGTGACGATGCGGTCAATCCAAATTGAATCATCATTTTTTCCACTTTGGCCCACGATTGATTCATCATCAATACTTCGGGACGTGGACGCCACATCAAATCGCCTTGCGCGGTGGTTGTTGCGTACGTTGGGCCGTTTTCCTTGATCACGTTTCGTGCGGATTGATAATCTTCCCACGCGTCCGCCAACATTTGCAATGCAATTGCATCGACTTCGGCGACAACGCCAAGGTCATCCAATTTTTTCACCAACCATTCAAACGTGTCATCGGCCGATTGAATCGATGGTTGCAATGGAATGCCATCGGCTTCCAATTTGTTCGCATGACGAACCGGTTGATACGTGCCTTGCGCTTTATGAAGCGCGGTTGGCTTTGGTTTTCTTCCTTTTCCCATTTGTTATGTTTTGGTTTGGTTTGTTAAAAATTAAACATTTTGTTTCGTATTTCACATTTTCAAAACTGCACGTGTGTACAAATGACGGGGGTGGCGATTATTTGTGCGATG